CGCTGCCTCAGCGTCCTCGGGGTTGGCCCACATTCGGTTGCCGCGCTTGCCCTGCACCAGCTTGTAGCCTTTGACGGGCTCACCGGCTAGCAGTCGTCGCTCAACCTCTGCGCGCACTGCCTTGATCCAGCCCTCAATCAGGTTGGCGTTAGCCATGACCCGCGCCAGGTCGTCCTGGTCAGCGGTCTCGGGCACCACCGCGTCAAAGTCGACCAGCACCTTCTCGCGCAGGGCTGGGCAGATTGACTTGGCGCGGCACCACTGGCACGCCTTCTCCGACGGCGCATAGAAGTCGGGGGCGTAGCGCACCTGCTCCGCCGCGAATATCACCTCGCCTATAAAGTTGTGCAGGTCGTTCATGTCAAAGCTGAACTCCGGCTTAGCCAACAGCCGGGGCTGGCTAATGGCTATGCGCACCCGCTGGAAGTCGTAGGCCACCTTCAGCTCGTCCCATGCCGCTGCAGCGTAGATCATGAGCTGGGGGTTGCTGTCGGCCTCCACCTCCTTGAACCCAAACTTAGCGTCCACGATGATCAGCTCATCGGGCGTCACGATCACCGCATCAGCCGTGCCGTGGGCACCCTCCTCGCCGGTCAACCAGCCGATGGGCAAGCGCTGCTCCACCATCAGCGTTCCGCCGGTGGACTTCACGATGTCGCGGACGTGGTCGACGTAGAACTGCACGTCCTTAGCCTGCGCGGCCTGCAGGATCAACCCGGTCTCCTTGTCGGTCTGCCCTACGTAGCCAACAGCGTCGGTGCCAGTCTCCAAGCACTTGGCCGCGAAGGCGTGCATCATGGTGCCCTCATCCGCGTTCTTGGACGACGTGTCCTCAATACCCTCGGACAGCGCAACACTGCCAGGGCAGGTCATCCACCGCGCAGCGGAGCTAGGTGACAGCTTGGCGTGGCCGCTCACTCCTTGGGCTCCACGTCGGTAACCGCATCGGCGGTGGTAGTTCGGATGGACTCAAGGTGCTTAATAAGATGCCCTCCCAACGCTTGGGCTGTTCCGCCAACCTCGCCGTCAATTACTTCCCACTTGATGTCCACCACGTTAGGATCGCTCAAGTTGTCAACGATGGTGATAATCACGGTGCTCATTTGCGTGCCTCCAGCATTTTGTCGGCAACGTCATAAGATAGTTTTATGTAGATATTTGCCGCCGCTACGTGGCCAGAATTAGCCAATAAGCCTTGCAACGCAGCGGCGGCAAAGTAGTCACGCAGGCTCATGCCTGCGTCTGATGCGCTGGGTATGCAACCTAACTGACTCGCCATATCTGGATGCACGGGGAATGCTGGGCCGCCTTTGTCGTTGGTGCTCATGCTGACAGCTCCTTCAGGAAGGCCGCGTAGTCCTCGACCTTGAGCTGGGGGCCCTTGGCCGCGCCGAACTTGGCCAGCGCCTCGATGGTCTTAGCCCGGTCCACCTTAAAAGTGTCCGTGATGGCCTTGGCCACCTGGGCGTAGTCAATCGTCAACGAGGGCACAGGCTCTGCCACAGATCCACTAGCAGTCGCAGTAGGGGTAGCTACATCCGGGATGATTTCTGGCTTTGGGAGCACCACCTCTGCGGGCGGCAAGGTTGTGCTTTGTGGGGGCAAGCCCCGGATTGCTTTTGTCAATTCTTGCAGCGCGTTTTTCAAGTCGCGCATATCTTGTTCAAGGCTCATGTATGTATCTCCAATTAAGCAACAACCAAATCGTTGTCGTGGCGATCATACATGGCTTTTTTAGGCTTTGCTGTAACTTTTTAAAAAAAATTTGTTGTGAAATACAAAAAGCTGTTGTATGATTCGTTCCGGCAGCGATCTTGCTGCTGTAAACCGAGGCTATACACACATGATTAACATCCTGAAAAGACTACTGGCTAAACCCACCAACTTGGAGTGGGCCGCTGCCGAGCTGACCGAGGCTCGTTTGGAGTTGCTGTCAGCGCAGACCGCCGTAGACTATGCCCATAGCGTAGTTACCTACAACCAGACCCGCATCGCCCGGCTTGAGGAATACCTATTTGGGGATGTGAAATGATAAAAACGGCTATCTCCTTCCTAGCTTTCCTTGGCTTCTTCGCCTTGCTGATGTTCTGCGTCGGGTACTTATACGCGTCCATCCCTCTGATAAAAGAGCACACCTGCAGGCCTGATCTGGTTGATAGGGTTTTGAAATGAGGGTACGACTACGATTTAACCCGCATGGGTATTGGACGGTTGAAAGTAAGCGTTGGTATCACTTTAATTGGAAATGCGAAGAATCTTTTCACGGAGATCACGCCTACGAACGGGCACACTTTTTTGCACGGGCACTTAAATTCCAACAGACAGAGGAAGTTGTGTGACTTGGCCCTTCCCACCCCACCCAATGCCGGTGCCCACCAAAACACCGCCGGTGAAGTTCAACCCTGACAACCATGAGGACGCATTGATATGAAATTAGCAGCAGGAAACCCCAACTTGAAGGTCAACGAGCCAACCGGGCTTGGCTCGTTTGCATTTACGACGGGTGACAAGGCCCACATCAAAGAGCGCACTGGCTTTCGGCCATCGGTCAAACCGCCGGACGCGGTACCGCCACCACAGATGAGCTTGTGGGCAAGAGAAGTTTATACGCCACCGAGGAACGAGTACGTGCGCCCCGGCGCGAACGATCATCTGCACATTAAAAGCAGGGGGTTCTGATGACTAAAGACGAAGCATTTTGCATTGCAATGAAAGAATATGCACGCACACATTATCCTGAAGCTTGCAGAGCGTTTACACAAGGTTACGACGTTGGGTATAAGGATGCCCTAGCACAGCCAACGCAGGAGCCGGAGCCGGAGCCGGACGAGTTAACGATTGCTTACATGAGCGGGCTTTACGATGGAAAGAAAAAGCGCCCGTGGGTAGGGCTGACGGATGTTGAGTGGATGAACATCGTCAACAAAGACCACGCATGGTTTGGTCAACGCCCCGATGAGGTTGCCGGTGAAGTTGCAAAATTGATCGAAGTCAAACTCAAGGAGAAAAACACATGACTAAAGACGAAGCAATAACGCTTGAGGCTTTGAAATATGCTGCCAGCATGGGACACGGGCTAAGGGGAATGAAAATTGCCCCATTTACCATCAAATCAACCTTGGAGCAGCCAGCGCAGGAGCCTGTGGCGTGGGGTGTATTTGAGGGAAACTTGCACGACCTGTTCTTTACGCAAGCGGAAGCACAGGAGATGGCGGCGCTAAAAGGTAGCCATGCAAAAGTTCGGCCACTCTACACCACCCCACAACCCCGACCGTGGGTAGGGCTGACGGATGAGGAGATTAACTCTACGTCTCCAGGTTACATTGTCAGAAGAACTTATGCCCGAGCTATTGAGCGAGCCTTGAGGGAGAAGAATGTCATTCTTGGGTGGGAACTTAATAACGAACGAACAGAACAGGACGGAACATTATGAAAGAAGAATGGCTAATGTCCGGAGCCCTGATTCCGGTGGACAGGGAAACAACAGCAGCGCTGGTGGCTGAAATCAAGCGGCTGATTGACGTTGTTGGTGGCTTGGTATTGAAACAAGGCCCAGACTACGAGCGAGGGCGCCCGTGGGTAGGGCTGACGGAAAAGGAAGCGCAAGATGCGCATTCGTATGCTGCTAAAAATTGCCCCTCGCATGATAGCGTTCAGTGTTTTGCAGATGCAATTCAAGCCAAGCTCAAGGAGAAGAACAATGGATAAAGACGAAACATTGACACGCAATGAATTGTTGGAACTTGCAAATACGTTCTATACCGGCGGTTTTACCGAAAGAGAGATTGCATTTGCACGAGTTATCGCAGCAGCCGAGCGTGAGAAATTCTGCGCCGTGCTACGTCAGTTGCACGATTCTTACGCTTTGGCAAGTAGCAACAAAGGTTTTGATCCAAGGAAGAACACATGACTGAGCAGCGCTACTTCGCTGGCGGACAGGAGTTTCTTTACCCCCATGCTGGCGACCCGCCAGCACCCCTAGATACTAAAGTGCTTTTATTATCCAAAGGTGGTATTTGTACCACGGGGTACTGGAATGCTACTTGGTGCCTTGGTTGGCTGCCGCTACCGAAGCGCAATACCGAGAAAGAAGATATTAAGTGACGACCTATCACCCAATAATACGCGACTTGTTGAGGTTAAAAGATGATGGATTAACAACGAAAGAGATAAGCGACACGCTGAAAATGGATAGAAAAACTATCCAAGTTGCACTGCGTAAGATGCCCGATGCCTACATAGACCGATGGCTTTGCGCAGAAAACCCGAGCGTCCCACCGGAAGCCGTCTGGTGTGTCGTAGTGCCCCCCGAAAATTGCCCTAAACCCGAAAGAACCAAATGATATTACTCAATGACATCCAACGCCAAACCCTGCGCGACCTTAGCGACGTGAGCGAGGGTAAAAACTATGCGCAGGAGAACAAGCCGCTGGAGTTCTTCCTGCGCGGCCTGCGTGAGCAGTACCCCGAGTGCTTCAACATAACGCCTGTGGATCTGAGAGCGCGCGTGTTCGTCGACACTCCGCTGTCCGTGCCCCATACCATGTACAAACGCGCTGTGCTCACCATGGCCAACAGCTCGCGCAACAAGGCCGCCGCATGACTGGCATAGAGCAGGCGTGCTATGCGGCGGGCAGCCAGGCCAAGCTGGCCGACCTGCTCGGGTGCAGCCAGCAGAACATCAGCTCGTGGCTACGCAGGGGCTACGCGCCGCCCGAGCGCGTGGTGGAGATCGAGCAGGCCACGGGCATCCCCCGCGTGCTGCTGGTCAGTCCCAAGCTGCGCGAGCTGCTGTCCCCGCTAGAGGCGTTCTGATACACTGACTGAGAACCCGGCTAGGGCGCGCTGATCACGCGCCCGAACGCACCTTATCCAGGCCCGCCGTTGTTCCTTATCTGGATAGCACACATGGATAGCAAATGCCCCAACCAACACCAAAGCTACCCCCAATCGGCAGGGTATTCAACGGCGCCAACATCCCTCCAGAGCTAAAGGCCATGCGCCGGTGGGCGGTCTGGAAAGCAATCTGGAACGAGTCCCGCCAGAAATACGACAAGATCCCCTGCAGCCCCCAGCACTACGGCCTGTCCACCAAGAAGGTCTCTGAGTGGGGAGATTTCGACACCGCTGCCAAAGTCCTGTCCCTCAACCCCACGCGCTACTCGGGCCTTGGGCTGGTCCTGACCGGCCTCACCGGCGTGGTGGGCATTGACCTAGACGAGTGCCGACAGGACGGCCAGATCGCGCCGTGGGCCAAGGCCATCGTGGAGACCATGGGCAGTTACACCGAGATCAGCCCCAGCGGCAACGGGCTGCGCATCCTAGCCCTAGGCGAGTTCCATACCGACTGGAACAACCACGACATCGGCATTGAGGTGTACAGCGGCCACACGCCGCGCTTCCTCACCATCACCGGTGACACCAAGCTGGCCCGGCCCATGGTGCCCGCCCAGCCCCAGGCGCTGCAGGCCCTGTTCGACGGCATGCGCAAGTCCAGCCTGCCCACTGCCAACGTCATACCCATCGAGATGCCCGAGCTGATCAGCGAGCTGGCGCTGCCTGACGTGGCCGAGATGTCCATCCCCGAGGCCACCCGCGAGCTGCTGCTGCACGGCCCAAGTGACGACGTGCAGGACAGATCCGGCGCGCTACACGCGGCGGGCGTCCACCTCTACAGCGCGGGCTACGACGACGCCACGGTCCTGAGCATCCTAGCGTCTAGCCAGCCGGTCATGGACATAGCCTTGGCCCACCGCCGCCAGGACCCCGACCGGGCGCTGCAGTACCTATGGCTAGAGCACTGCCAGAAGGCCAAGCCCAAGGCCACCACGCCCACCGACGTGCTCTTCGAGTTCGATGACCTGTCTGCCGACCCCGAGGTGGTCGCCAGCGCAAAAAAGGCTGCAGCCGCCGCCGTTATCCATGAGAACCGGTTCAACGTAGAGACCACCGTAGAGTTCATCGTCAGGCGCAAGGCCACCTGGCTGATCAAGGGCGTGCTACCCCGTGCTAACTTCGGCGTGTTCTACGGGGCCAGTGGCTCCGGCAAGAGCTTCTTTGTGTTTGACCTAGCCGCTGCCATCGCGCGCGGCGTTGACTGGCGTGGCAAGAAGACCACCAAGGCCCGCGTGCTGTGGATCGCAGCCGAGGGCCAAGAGGACATGCGCAAGCGCGTCCACGGCTACTGCATGGCCCAGGGCATACAGCCGGAGGAGCTGGACATGAAATTCATCAGCGACGCGCCTGACCTGCGCAATCTGGTCGACGTGAAGGCCTTGGTCAAACAGATCAAGAAACACGGCGAGTTTGATTTAATAGTCATCGACACGCTGGCCCAGGTCATGCCGGGCGGCAACGAGAACAGCGGGGAGGACATGGGCATGGTCATGGGCCACTGCAAGGAGATCACCCGGCTCACGGGCGCCATGGTCACCCCTGTACACCACAGCGGCAAGGACGAGAGCCGGGGCGCGCGGGGCTGGTCAGGGTTGCGGGCTGCCTGCGACTTTGAGTTTGAGATCATCCGGGCCGACGCTGACCGTGTGGCCACTGTCACCAAGATGAAGGGTGGGGCCGACGGCGCTGAGTATGGTTTTAGGCTGCGCACCCTGGTGGTGGGCAAGGACGAGGACGGTGACGACGAGACAACGTGCGTGGTGGACTACACCGACAGCAGCCGGGCATCTGTGGCGGCGTCGCAGGGCCCAAAGGGCGATAAGAACAACCTTGTACTGGAGACGGCCACTACCATCTTGGCGTTAAATCCGGGGCCCCTTACCGTCAACGAACTGGTCGCGGCGGCCATCAGCAAGATGGATCGGAACAACACAGACGACCGCGATACTCGTTCCCAGACCGCCAGACGCAGCCTGAAAACGCTTGTTAAGCAAGGTTTTTTGGCCCAGAATGCCCAAGGACATGTGGCAATACCAGACGGCAGGAAAGTGTAATTAAATGCAAACTTGTAAAGAAATGCGTAAACAACAGTGCAACAACTGCAACAGCACTGCAACAGTTGCATCTTGTTGCTTGTTGCAAATGCAACAGATGCAACACACCCCTTTAGGGGGTGTTGCTTGTTGCAAGGCCTGATGCGTTGCTTTTGATGTTTGTCTGCAAAAAACAACAGAATAAAAAATATTTTTGGACGGGTGTAAATTACAACAAAACCCTTGTACACTTTCCCCATCGCAACGTCGCGATGACACACACACACGGAGCTGACCATGAACGCAAACGACATCGCCCTGACCCAAGTTGATACCCTGGGATTTCTGTTGGCCCAGATCAAGGAGCTGACTGACAAAGCCGACAAGATCAAGGACGAGATTAAGGACACCGCCGTCAAGACCGATGGTGTCAAGATCTTTGAGGGCAACCTCTTCAAGGTTACGGTGGTTGAGGCAAACCGCAGCGTCACCGACTGGAAGGCCATAGCGAAGGTGCTTGGCATTCCCGCAGATTTGATCGCCAAGCACACGGCCACCACCGCAGTTTTCTCGGTGAAGACCACATCACGCTAAACCAACCCGCCCCTTCGGGGGCAATTTTAGGAGACGACCATGCAGACAATCACTTTGGGCAAAGCCCGCTACACCGTCCGCGACGACCGCGAAGATTTTCTTGGGCAGGTGCTCAAGTTCACCGGCAAGCACAAGAAGGTGCGGCCTCAAGGCGGCGTGTCCCGCAATTACCCGCGCTACGGTGCCTACTCCAGCACGGCGGAGTACGTCCGCCAGTACCACATCGCCAACGCCAGGATATACACGTCGACAGACGTTAAAGGCAACGTCTATGCGCACGAAGCCTACGTCAAGTCCATTGACGACTTTTTCCAGCCCATGAGCACGCGCATAACGGTGCCACAGGGCGAATACGGCATGGAGGTGGAGGCATGAGCACCAAACCGGCTGTAAAGTCGCCAAAACGGGCCATTGCGGCCCCCGTGGAGCCCGTCGCGGAGTACCGCATGCCCGCCGATGTCGCGGACTGGATCAAGCAAGCTGAGGCCCGCATAAGGTACCTGACCACCAGGGTGGACGAGCTGAAAGCGGAGAATGCGGGCCTCAAGCGCTCGCATAAGCTGATGGAACAAAGAGTCATGGGTCAAAGTCAGGAATAAATCATGGAAAAAGAACTGAGTCCCCTCGCCCGGCAACTGCTGGGCGCAAACAACCACGTTAAATTTTTCACCCAGCAGGAATTTGATGCCGCCTTGGCTCTGGCAAAGGCCGAGATCATCGACATGGCGGTGCAGGCCACCAGGCACGCCATCGGCATTGAGAACGAGGCCTGCGCGGTGCTTGCGGATGCGCACCCTGATGTAGCCGACGCGATCCGCAACCGTTGGAAGCGGCCAACGGAGCACTAGGGTAAACACCTAGAAAATAATTCTTGGATGCTGTAACTTGGCGTTACACTAACACCATCGCAACAACGCGATGTAACAAATACGGAGCTAAAAATGACCAAGCTGATCAACACCTACCGCGCAGTTCCTACCGCAGCAAACCGCGCAAAGCTGCAAAAATACTTGGACAAGCACATGATGGCCGTGTGCATGGCAAGCCCAGAAGAGATGGCCTTCCTCAAAGCCAATCAGTTCGCAATCTAAACCCTGGGGGCTTCGGCCCCTTCCAATACACCCACACTGGAGAAACAAATGCACAACCCCATAACCGATTCCAAAGTCATCGGCCGCGCACCAGACGGCTCACCCTTGCGCACATGGGCCGAGGGCTCGCGCACCTTCGTCGAGACCTACGGCTACTTCACCGCAACATCGGGCACCACTTATGGCGTGGTGATCGTTGTTGAGACCACCGCTTAACACACCCACACAGGAGAACACCATGGAACCCACCACAATCACCACAGAGCGCGGCGCACGAGTCAGCGTTGACGTATACGCCAACTGGGAGGATCCCAAGGCCCCAGACGATGTCTGGCTGAGCATCGCGGTGCCGATGGCCAGTGCCAGCGCGGTGCTGACACCGGCCCAGGCCAGAGAGCTGGCTGCAGCCCTGATTGCCTTCGCGGAGGCAGCATGAGCAAGACGCTTTATTCCGTATACATAAACGGCGACTGGCACAGTGATGTTGAGGCCTATGACGAGGACGACGCCCTTGACCGCGTTATCGGCAACGTGGGATACCACGTCAAGGAGACCCACGTCGAGCCCGCTGTGGACTACGACTGGGAACCTGAAGAGGACTACTACCCAAGCCGCAACTACAGAGGGTAAAATCTGCTCCTAACGCGCTGAGAGATGCGCTAAGGAGCAGAATATGGCAACAGGAAAGAAGATGGGGCGCCCACCGGGCGATTCCCCGTACCCGAACAAAGAGAAGATCAAGGATCAGTTGGTGAGCTGGCTGGCGCAGGGCAAGACGCTGCGCGAGTTCTGCCGACAGGAAGGTATGCCGCATAACACTGCGCTATATGCATGGGAGCAGCAAGACGAAGACTTCGCACGGCGCATCGCGCGCGCACGCGTTATAGGCCACGACGTGATCGCTGAAGAGTCCTTAGCCATCATGGACACCGAGCCACTTGCAGTATTCGACGAGGTGGGCAACAAGCGCTACGACCCCGGCAGCATTGCCTGGAACAAGGGGCGCGCCGAGCACCGCCTCAAGCTACTGGCCAAATGGAACCCGCGCCTGTATGGCGACAAGACGATCGTCTCGGGTGACGAGGAGGCCCCGCTGGCCGTTGAGGTGTCGTTCGACGTGTTCGGCGAGTTGCTGAAAAACATCGCGCTTACCCGACAGTCAAGTGAGTAGTGCTACCGCCCTGCTGCAGGACCCCAAGGTCCGCGAGCAGTACGCCAAGCTCAAGCCCGAGCAGCGCGCGGCCTTTGAGTGGCGCGCCAGGTGGCTACTCAAGGCCCACAAGTTCCAACTTGAGCCTGTGGGCACCGCCTGGGGCATCTGGCTCATGCTGGGTGGCCGTGGCTCCGGCAAGACCCGCACATCGGCGGAGACCGTGGGCTGGTGGGCATGGGAGCAGCCCAACACCCGCTGGCTGGTGTCAGCACCCACCAGTGCCGACTTGCGCGGCACATGCTACGAGGGCGAGTCCGGGCTGCTGGCCGTTATCCCGCCGGCGCTGGTGGCTAAGTACAACAGCTCGCTGCACGAGATCACGCTGACCAACGGCAGCCTGATCAAGGGCATACCGGCCAGCGAGCCCGAGCGCTTCCGTGGCGGCCAATGGCACGGCGCCTGGTGCCTGCCTGCAGGAACACGCATCAGCATGGCGGATGGAACGCGAAAAGCGGTGGAGGATGTGGCTGTAGGCGATAAAGTGCTAACCCGCTTTGGCGCACACACCGTATCTGCATCTGGGCTTTCCAACAACCCCAATGAACTGGTAACTATCGATTGTGGCGAAACGAGCTTGACACTAACCGTAGATCATCCGATACTTAGCAACAACCGGTGGATACCCGCTGGCGATTTAAAAGCGAAGGATTCGGTATGGGCTATCTCAGGATCAAAGGGCGCTACGCCCACCGCGTCGTGTGGGAACGCCACTTCGGGCCTATCCCGCCCGGATGGGTTGTACACCACAAGGACGAGAACACACACAACAACGACATCACCAACTTGCAAGCCATGCCACGAAGCGAACACGTGCAACACCACGCAACAGGGCGCGAAGGAAACGACACGCAGCGTTTTGCGGCGCGGGCTACGTTGGCTGCGCTACGCACTCCAAAACCCGCAATATGCCTACGCTGCAACAACGGATTTACTTCGCACTCAGCGGGGGAGGTTGGTAAGTTTTGCTCACGGGAATGCCTTGAACAATGGCGGCGCAACAAGTTTGTTCCCGAAGTCCGTAATTGCCTGGTTTGCTCGGAAGAGTACACAGCAGTTAAACGCTTTCAACGATACTGCTGCAGAGCATGCAACAACAAGTCGTCAGTGCGCACATACCGAACTGAGGCAACTGGAGGTACTAAGCGCCGTACGCTCGCCAAACCAGCCGACGTACAACCTGACCGTTGATACGGTCCATGAGTACATAGCCAACGGCATCGTAGTACATAACTGCGATGAGCTCGCGGCGTGGGAGTACCTGCAAGAGGCCTGGGACATGATCCAGTTTGCGGTCCGACTGGGCTCGCACACCCGTGTGATTTGCTCCACCACCCCGAAACCTAAGCCCGTGGTCATGGACCTGATTGACCGCAACGGCGACGACGTCGTGGTGACCACCGCGTCCACCTACGTCAACATCAAGAACCTGGCCCCGTCATTCCAAAAGCAGATCCTGCAGTACGAGGGCACCAAGCTGGGCCGCCAGGAGATCCACGCGGAGATCATCGACCCTGAAGAGTCGGGCATCGTCAAGCGCGACTGGTTCAAGCTCTGGCCCAACGGCAAGCCCTTCCCGCGCTTTGAGTACATCGTGCAGAGCGTGGACTGCGCCGCCAGCGAGAAGACGCACAACGACCCGACGGCGCACATCACCTTCGGCGTGTTCAAGCCCGAGGACGGTGGCATGTGCGCGATGGTGATCGACTGCTGGCAGGACCACCTGCAGTACCCCGACCTGCGGCCCAGGATCCTTGACGAGTACGAGACGGTCTACGGCGAGGGCAAGGCAAAGAAGCGCGTGGACCTGCTGCTGATCGAGGACAAGAGCGCGGGCATATCGCTGATCCAAGACCTGCGCAGGGCGGGCGTGCCGATCCAGGCTTACAACCCAGGGCGCGCGGACAAGATCCAGCGCCTGTCCATCGTGGCCAATATCATCAAGGCTGGGCGCGTCTGGATACCCGAGTCCGGCAACCGCAAGGGCTTTGTGCGAGACTGGGCCGAGGGCATGGTCAGCCAGGTCTGCAGCTTCCCCGAGGGCACGGCCCACGACGACTTTGTTGACGCCATGAGCCAAGCCCTGCGATACTTGCGCGACGCTGGCTGGCTCACCATCGACTTCCCATCAAGCTGGGTGGACGACGAGGACTACGCCGACGCCAACCCGCGACAACGAGAAAACCCCTACGCGGTATAAAATGCAAGAAACCACCGGGATGCGCCATGCCCACACAAACCGAGGAACCGCAATATGACACAGCACAAGAAGGCCCTTTCTGGCGGGTCCGCCCACGCCGCGCTAAAACGGTCGGCGCAGGTGCGCAAGGCAATCGAGCAAGCAATCGGCAAGGCGCCCAAGCTGCATCAGGATCACCACGAGGCGCAAATGCGCAACCACTTGCGGATGCGGACATCCGCGAAATAATCCGCAGCAAGACCGGACTGGCGCACCAAGCTGCCGACGCCTACAGCCGCCAGATGTTCGGGCGGCCCTATGTCCCAGAAGAGAACAGCGAGAGCTCGCTGCGCAAGCAGGGCCCCATCGGGCAGGCCTTCAACCTAGCAGCCACCGACAGCCCCGCCTACAAGCAGGCGGTGTTCGAGGCCTACCAGCGCCATTTGCCCGAGGCAATCCACGCCAAGGACTATGACGACCTGCTGGCGCAGGCCTACCGGCAGCTTGCGCACGAGACCAAGCAGCAGTTCCACAGCCTGCCCGTTGATATGAGCTTCCACCGCAACGGTGAGGGCAACTACAACAGCAGCAAGGAGATGCTGTCTGACATCTACAACAACAAGCACCTCAACGTGTTCCAAGGCGGCGACCGGCACGACTTCTTGCACGAGGTCGATCCGGCCACCGGCTTGAACACCAACGAGATGTTCCGGGCGGTCCACGACTTCTACGGCCACGGCGTGCACGGCAACGAGTTCGGACCCAAGGGTGAAGAGAAGGCGTGGGCGGCGCATTCGGCCATGTACAGCCCGCTGGCCCGTGCGGCCATGACCGCTGAGACACGCGGCCAGAACAGCGTGGTGAATTACACCCCGCTCAATGCCGAGATCAAGAAGGAGGTTCGCGAGCTCGACGAGGCCGCGTACCACGCCCGGCGCAAAGGCCGCGATGATCTGGCCGATGCCGCACTGGCCGAGAAGAAGAACCTGCTGTCCAACCACTTCCAGTACGCCCCGCAGAAGGCTGTGCTGCTGCCTCCCGAAATGAACCGTGGCGACTACGCTGGAGGCGTACCGGCCTACCTGCGGCCCTTGATGAAGCCCGCCAACCCGGCCAGCGCTGAGCTGACGCACTTCAGCAACGAGCCCAACCTAACCGCCACCGATCCGAGCCGCTACGGCACCGGCATCAAGGGTGCGGAGGCCGAGCGGCTGCAGGACCCGGCAGCCGTGCGCAATCGGACATACTTCTACGCGGGCAACCCCGAACGCGGCGAGCCGGGGCTGGGTGTACACAAGTACCGCACCCGAGCCAGCGACCTGTACGACGTGGCCAGCGACCCGCAAAAGTTGTACGCGCTGGCCCGCGAGCACAACGTCACGCCGTTCACGGCCAAGTACAACCAAGGCGTAGAGAACCGCCAAGGCGCCTTCACCGACTTGGAGCGGCTGGCGCAGGAGCACGGCTACGGTGGCATACTCCAGCGCAACACCCAGATGCCGATGGCGGCAGTATTTGGCGCGCTGCCCGTGCGCAAAGCAACATAGGACCGAGCCATGGCCAAACCCAAGTATCCGCAGTCAGAAGCCCTTGAGATGGCCCGGCTCAACGCCATCCGCATGCTGGGCCTGCATGAGCACAACACCCCGGAAGACCGGGCGCGTGCTATGGGCTTTGAGCCAGGATGGGGACACGGAAGCCCGCACAATGACATTGTTGAGTTAAAACCATCACGCACTGGCGCACAGGGGCCAGGTGCGTATGCCACTCAGCACCTTCCCGAAACGGCGATGTATGCCATGGGTAAAGAAGGCGCGACGTCCTACCCGCTGATGGTTAAGCGAGCCCAAGCTCTTGACATCGGTATGAAAAACCCCTATGAGCATTTTGGGGTAGAGGACGATCAGGCGCTAAAACGTGCCTTACACGACGCTGACAAAACGGGAATGGTGGTAAAACAACCTTCTACGGCGGATTGGCTGAAGGACTTAGATGTAGCCGATTACCCCGAGCGCAACCATTACGTGTCGATGCACCCGCACACTTTTCGTTCGCGCTTTGCCGCATTCGATCCCGCCCGAGCCCACGAGGCTGGGCTAAGCTACAAAGAAGGTGGCGACGTGGAACCAACACCCGACCAGATGCGCCAAATATTGTCAACGCGTGAACATGATGAAAACCTTGCAAAGTTTTTAAAAAATAGCAAAATAAAAGATAAGGTGTATCACGGAACAAACCAAGATTTTCAAGAATTTGATCCTACAAAAATAGGATCAGCAACAGATGAAGGCTGGCTTGGTCACGGTCACTATTTTACGACGGACCCCAGTGTTGCAGATTCTTACGGTAAAACAATAATGCCGATGTATATATCCGCTAAAAATCCATACGATATGAATGGTAAAAATTTTAGTAAAGTATTAAAAGAACATGGCGGCCCTAAAAAATTTAGTGAATGGTTAAGAAAACAAGGGCATGATAGTGCGACTATGTGGTCGCAGTATATGGTTCTTGATCCCCATCAAATTAAATCCGCTATCGGCAACCGTGGAACTTACGACCTCAATAACCGTAATATAAATATGGCTGAAGGCGGTACTGTCGGCCATTACGCTGAAAATGGCGAGGTCAAGGCCGAGCCCAGCCAGGACGAGATGCTGGCCCACGTCATGCTGCGCAACATGACCAGCCTCAAGAACGTGGGTGCCAATGAGGCGCCCAACCTCAAGGTCAAGGCCTACGTGGCACCGGGCGTAGGCCCAGGCCTGCCCGTTGGCGGCGTGGACTTCCAACCTGAGATGCCCGGCCAGCAGGTGCTACCGGGCCAGCCCGCTGCCCCGATGGGAGCAATGCCGCCCCAACCAGGGCAACCAGCAGGGCAAATGCCCCCAACGGGACAACCGCCACAAGGCCAACCACCAGCGCCAGCTCCCGGCGCCCCGCGCAGCAACATCCTACAGATGACGCAGCAGGGCCAAGCACTGGCGGCCATGCGCCCTAACCAGCTTATGCCGCGCATGGCAGGCGGCGGCAGCATTAAGGACTACATTCGCATCACGGAGCGCCCACTATGACCGGACTGTACTCACCCATCAATCGGCTCATGGAGCAGGT